TACTGGGTGAAGATGGATCAATACATAGAGTAACAATTAACAAAAATGAAATCAAAATACATTTGTTGTCGGAATATCTAGAAACATCAGAAGTATTATCATACATCGGAAATATATGAGCAAGCTCATAGCATCCCCAAAAGCACAAGCAAAGTTCATGCTCAAGCATGCACTAGCAGTAGTGAAAGAAATGAAACTAGAACAGCTGACTAGAGACAGAGTCAAAGAGTCAGTTATGTTAGCTGTAGATCGGATACTTGCAGCACCAGTAGAAGATAAGACTGGAGAGCAGCAAGCTATCAAGTACTGGACAAGAGTAAAAAAACATATCAAAGAGTTATGAGCAAAAAACAAAGTAGTGTTTTGCATAACGTTTGGTGGCTTGTGGTTCGTTAGCGAAGCAAAGCCTTGTGTGGTCGGGCTAATGACCACAAACCGCTGTTATGTGCTGGGCGGTTCATCAGCACAAAATTTAATTTAAAACGAATGACAGTACAAGAATTGATTAACGCACTTGAAAAGCTACCAAAAGACAAAATTGTAGTTTTAACTGAACCTGACGGAATTGGTTGGGATAATATCGGCCAAGTAATTGAAGAAGGTAGCACAGTTAAAATCACAATGGACGGCAATCATCCATTCGAGGACTAATGTAGCCTTGCACATAACGTGTTGCAGCTATGCCCAGTTGGGTAATTAATAGCACAAATTTTCAATAACAAATAAAACTTAATAAAATGGAAGAAACTTCAAAAAACAACGAAGCCGCCCAATTGGGTACAGCTGCTGTTAGGCGTAGTTTTTGGTGTAAATTAGGATTTCACTCCTTAAAATATGTAAAACAGTATAGGGTAACCTCAAAGGTTAAATGTTCAAAATGTGGGCGAGAATATATAGAAGGAATGTCAGGCGAGTTAGTGCGTTGTTAAAATTACGCCTAACGATTGAGTATAAACGAAGTAAAACCTAACAATATGTGGATATTAACAATAATGGCAATTTTAATAGGTGTATTAGAGATACGATACGCTTATAAATCAGTAGAGAAAGACAACAAAAGGATAAAAAGAGTATTTATAATGATGGGACTTAGCACTATTCTGTTAGGTTTTATTTTGTTTATACTTTGTTATGTTTAACGAAGTGTAGTTGTGAGGAACGAACAATTAAACATAACATCGGAATATACGCAATAAAAAAAAGTAAAATGGTCAACAATGAAAGCTACTATAACCTTTGACCTGAATGATCCAGAAGATAGAGCAAAGCACAAGCTCATCACTCACATTGATGATATTACTCATGTGCTGTGGCAATTAGATGAGCATCTGAGGAGGATAATCAAGTATGACGAGACTAAAAATGAGGAGTACAAGCAAGCTTATTGTGATCTTAGAGAATACCTCAGAGAACTACTTACAGAGAAAGGACTATCAATAGAACTAATAAATTAAAATATGCCACTACCTACAAAAAAACAAAATGAGTCTGATGAGCAATTCATAGGCCGTTGCATGAATGATGAAGTCATGAACTCAGAGTTCACTGACTACCAGCAGAGGTATGCAGTGTGCAAAGCTCAGCTCATCATGAGCAAAGAAAAGTGATGGAACTACTAGACAAGCAGAAAGAAGCACTGGTATATCTCAGGAATAACCACCCTGCCAACATGATACTGTATGGAGGAGCTGCAGGTGGAGGCAAGACAAGACTAGGGTGTATATGGCAGATACAGAGGAGACTCAAGTATGCAGGCACTAAGTCTCTCATTGGTAGGTCTAAATTAGATACCCTCAAAAAGACTACCATAGCATCATTCTTTGAGACTACTAGACTGATGGGACTACAGCCCCACACTCACTACAATTACAACCAACAGAGCAACACTATCACATTCTACAATGACTCACAGATAGTACTTGCAGACTTAGCTTACAAGCCATCAGATCCCCACTATCAAGACTTGGGAGGACTGGAGCTGACTGATGCCTTCATAGACGAGGCAGCGGAAGTACATGAGAGAGCTATCACTACTGTACTCAGTAGGATAAGATACAAGCTCAATGAGTACAACCTGGTACCTAAGCTGCTCATGACATGCAACCCCTCTAAGGGCTATCTATACAATGAGTTCTACCATCCCCACAGAGAAGGTAGATTGAGTCCTGATAAAGCTTTCATCCAGTCTCTCAGTGCAGATAATTACATGCTGCCTGAGTCATACATGGGCATCCTCAATACATTGCCGGAAGTGGATAGGAAAAGACTACTATTGGGAGATTGGGACTTTGATAGTAGTGATGATAGACTGTACTCTTATTCTGAACTGCTCCGATGTTTTAGAGATAAGTCAGACAGTCTCACTGATTGCTATATCACAGCAGACATAGCGAGACTAGGAAAGGATAGAACTGTCATTTGTGTATGGAAAGGACTGCACCTGGAAAGGATGGACCTACATCTGCACAAGAGAGTGAATGAGATAGTGGATATCATCAAGAGACTGATGGATGAATATCAGGTTAAGCTCTCCAATGTTATCTGTGATGAGGATGGGATAGGGGGAGGTGCGGTAGATTATCTCCGTTGCCCTGGATTTGTCAATGGATCAAAACCTTTCAGACCTAACTACAAAAATCTGAAAGCTGACTGCTACTTCAAGCTCGGAGATATGATAGACAAGAATGAAATCACATTCAACAGCAAGTACAAAGATCAAATCACAAAGGAGCTAGAGCTAGTAAGGAGAGCCAATGTAGGCAGTGATGGTAAGCTGATGGTAACTGATAAGGAAACTATTGCAGCTAAAGCTGGAGGACTCTCCCCTGACATTGCAGATAGTATCATGATGCGTGCCTATTTTGAAGTCAATAAGAGAGACGGTAGGTACTTTGTTGGAGGAGTAGCTGTCTAGTTCTTTTTAGCTATTGCGGATATTCTGATAGATTGCTTTTCTTGATGTGCTGCCATGACAGCCATGATGCCTCTCAGTTCCTCATAAAAAAACTGAGCAATGAACTCACCATTCTCATTCAAGATTTGCACTTTTTCCTCATCAATATAGACAGTTGCACTCAGTAGCTCCTCATCATTATCATCATCAGGATTGATGAAGATACAAGGCTTGTATAGGCCCATCTTTATGTAGGTATTATTCATAAGATAAGAGCTAAAATGATCACCAATATACCACCCTCCACCAGTGCAGCAGTTCTCCATCCTCTTATTCGTTTCTCTTTCTTACTAATAATGTCCTTTTTTTGAGATACATCACCCTCTAATTGTGCAATATATTGCACATTGTGAGAAATTATCTCATTTAGTGAGTGATTTATCACACTAAGATTGTCATTGTCTGCCTGCAGATATTCCATCCTAGTGACTCCCAGCACTACTAAGCGTCTCTCAATCCTTAAAGTATCCAGCTTTCTCAAGCTCACTGAGTCTTTTGATAGCTTTTGTGTAGCTGCTATCAATGGCAATGCTATCATACAGATAGATAGTATCAATCTTCTCATGGTATATCTCTTTGATTTTTACTCTTGTCTTGACAAGTGTGTCAATTCTTTGCTCTATTACTTTTTGTATTGAGTCATGCCTCACTGTCACTACTCTGACCTTGCTTTTATTGCATGTCTGTACTATCACTGCTATGATCATAAGCACAGCAATGGTCAGCATGATAACTGCATCAATATACTTTGCCTTCATAGATTTTCTTGTTCTCTACATGGAAATTCTTTCCGTCTCTGTGCAAGATAGCAAAGCCATGATTCCACTGATTAGCTGGTCTATAGCGCGGTGATAAGTCACAGAGACAACCAACAGACCATGTGGTGATGATCTTACCATTGATGTCCTTCTCATTGTGTTCAGATGTCTGATGCCAGTGTCCACAGATTGCATGACTCTTAGCTCTTAGGTAGAGACCTCTAGCAATGTTCACTGGAGAGAATACATTCTGCCCAAATTCGTGACCATGTACTACATTCAAGCTGTTGAACTTTGCAAATGTCCTACCATCAATCCACTCTACTCCATACTGATCTAGCCACATGAGAGACTGCAAGTTGAATGCATCTATCTCTACCAGTTCCGGTGCATGTGATGATAGGTATCTCCAGTACCTTTCCTCATGATTGCCCTCTTTATAGTACACTTTTTTAAATAGTGGGGATACCATCTTGAGGAATGACCTCACTGTCTCAAGCTCTTGTGAGAATGACCTAGATTCGGGATCCTTCTCCCACCTTGATAGGGTATGACAGTCAAGTATATCACCATTGAGATACAATGTATCACAGCCTTTCTCTAGTCCATAGGTCAGAGCAATGCTCAAAGCTTCCTCATCATGGTAGGGGAAGTGAATATCTTTGAGCAAAAGTATCTTTTCACCCTTGATATTGACTGGCATCCTCTTAACAATAGCTGATTTAGGCAGTGTGAAGTAGGGTGATTTAGCTACATACAGACTCTTGTCTGTTGTTTCTAGATGATTTCTAGAGCCTTTCTGTCCCCTAATTATTCTTATCAAATCTCTTGCTGACTCTGTATTCTTGTAAAGCTTGCCATGCTCTTTCTTTAGGAGCTTAGCAAGTGTCATGTGAGGCATGTCTC